CAAGAAGAGAGAGAATTTATACGCGGTCTTGAGAATAGAGATTTCACCAAAGAAATGCAGGACGAGCAGTCATTAAGGCAACGAGAAAGACAGATGCTTGAAGAACAGGAGAAAGAACTTCTAGACAGTTTACCTGACGCAGATCCCGTGCCTGAAACAAGAGCCCCCAATAAATCGGATAATATGAAAAGAGCAGAGGAATTAAATAGAATATTGCAAGACACTGAGGGTAAGCCTCCCTATTCTGACGAACCCGGCACACCGGGTTATCAAAGAATGGTAGAAGAAATGGAGATTATGAACGAAATCATGCGATTGCTTGAGGGTGAGGTAGGCGATCTTTTTGGAGATATTGGAGGCGAAGAAGAAAGAAGAAAGTACGAGGAGCAAAGAAGGGAGTTTCTTGGCGAGCAAGGGTTTGGGTCTGAGACAGAAGAGGGAATGTTTTCGTTTGATACATTAACTATAGATGGTGAACCTGTTGCGGTCATAAACTTTAAAGATGGAGAAATGTTAACTTTTTATGAAATTGGCGAACTGTTTAGACAATATAAAACCGCGCCTGAAACAAATATGGGGCCGACAACAATGCGCATGATTAGGGAGTTTATGGAAGAAAACAATCCAACATACCCTGAGTTTATAAGTCATTTTTTCCTATCACGGCGCCTCGCTCACGGCGGTGCGGTAGAGGCCATGAGTGGTATAGGCACCTTGAATGAAACAGCGAAGAATATGTTTCGCTAGTCAAAATATAGTTGACGTGCTAGTTTTACGTTAACATTGGAGATATAGTATGGGACTAAGGCCAAAGAATCCAGTTGCTTCTTTTGTAGAACGGGAAAACGACGACCCTATGATAGAAGAGGCGGAGGTTGATCTTGATATCGAGATGCCGGGCACAAGGGTTGCTTCTGGTGAACCTGTAGACGGCATTGACTTTATTGACGAAGCGGACGGTGGGGTCATTGTAGACTTTGATCCGCAGGCCATGTCTATGACAGAGGGCGGGGATTTTTTTGCCAATCTTGCTGAGGATATGGATTCTGGTGATTTAGGTGCGATATCCAGTGATTTAATATCTCAGTATGTTTCGGCTAAGGAAAGCCGTGGAGATTGGGAAGAAGAATACGATAAGGGATTGGATCTGCTTGGTTTTAAGTACGAGGACAGAACGCAGCCCTTTCGTGGAGCCACGGGCGTAACGCATCCTATGTTGGCGGAAGCAGCGACACAGTTTCAGGCTCAGGCATTCAATGAGCTCTTACCACCAGAAGGACCTGTGCGCACGCAGATTATGGGGCAGTTAACTCCTGAAAAAGAGGCACAATCCAAGCGCGTAAAAGAGTTTATGAACTACTACATAACCAATGTTATGGAAGAATATACCCCTGAAATGGATCAAATGTTGTTTTATCTGCCTTTGGCAGGCTCGACGTTCAAGAAAACATACTTTGATGAGGCAATGGGGCGCGCAGTAAGCAAATTTGTTCCAGCAAAGAACCTTGTCGTCCCGTATGACGCGGCAGATTTGGAAACATCACCCTTTATTGCGCAAGAAATACGCATGCCGTGGAACAATCTACGCAAACTACAGGTCGGAGGCTTCTATGTTGATGTCCCTGTGAACCCCTCACAGGCGCCGATGGACGATACAACCGATACAATTGACGGTATCGACGGAATGTCCGCATCAAATATTGATTATGACGTCACACTGCTGGAATTTCACGTGGATCTGGAGTTGCCGGGCTATGAAGAGAAGGATGAAGAGGGCGAACCAACAGGAATTATGGTTCCCTACGTCGTTACGATAGCCGAGGACACTGGTGCGATACTGGCTATACGCAGAAATTTTAGAGAAGACGACGATCAGAAGACAAAAATCCCATATTTCACGCATTATAAGTTTTTGCCGGGCTTCGGGTTCTATGGATTAGGATTAATTCATACAATTGGCGGTCTTTCACGCACCGCGACCGCTGCATTGCGGCAATTGATTGACGCGGGAACACTTTCTAACCTTCCAGCGGGTTTCAAGGCTCGCGGCCTACGGATCAGAGAAGATGCAGAGCCGTTGCAACCGGGTGAGTTTAGAGATGTAGACAGCCCCGGCGGTGCCATTCGTGATAGCTTGATGCCATTACCGTTTAAAGGACCTGACGCTACGTTATTTAACCTGTTGGGCTTTGTTGTTCAGGCGGGTCAGCGTTTTGCAACAATCACGGACATGAAGGTTGGTGACGGCAATCAACAGGCAGCGGTAGGAACGACGGTTGCTATGCTGGAGCAGGGGGCTCGTGTAATGAGCGCTGTTCACAAGCGTCTTCACTACGCAATGAAGAACGAGTTTAAGATTCTTGCGCGTGTTATGTCGGAAAGCTTACCGCAAGAATATCCCTTTTCTGTTGCGGGTGGCGATCAGGCGGTTATGGCCAGCGATTTTAACAATCGTGTTGACATCATACCTGTATCAAATCCAAATATTTTCAGTCAGGCGCAGCGCATTGCTTTGGCGCAGACACAGATGCAGATGGCGGCTCAGGCGCCAGATCTTCACGATATGTACGAGGCGTACAAACGGATGTATGACGCGTTGGGCGTTCGGGATATAGACAAGATCTTAAAACCCAAGCCAAGTCAGGAGCCACAGCCAAAAGATCCTGCACAAGAAAACATTGATGCTTTGGATCAGATACAGCTTCGAGCTTTTCAAGGGCAAAACCACGACGCACATATTATGTCACATCTTGTGTTCGGTGCGTCAGGCATTGTTCAACAACAGCCAATGGTTGCGGTTACTCTTCAGAAGCACGTTATGGATCATGCGCGCGTGAAATCGCAGGAGATGGCGTTACAGCAGCTTGGCGTGCAGGAGATGACACCAGAGATCCAAGTACAGTTTGAGCAGTTGGTTGCTCAGAACATTGCGCAGGAAATGCAGGCAATGAAACAGTTGTCCGCTCAGATCACAGGTGAGCAGGGCGCCCCAGATCCATTAATCGGACTCAAAGAGAAAGAGCTCCAGATTAGGCAGCAGCAGGTTCAGGCCAACATTGCTAATGATCAGGCGGAGCTCCAGTTGGATCAAGCTAAAGCACAAGAGCGAGCACGCGAATTTGATGAGCGCATGGATCAACAAGAGCGCTTGGCAAATAGAAAATTGCAAGCGAGCGCAGAACGTGAGATAATGCGATTACAGGCACAACAGCAACGGAGACAATGATGCGAGTTAAGATTGTAAGTGGACGCGGCGCCGACGCGCCGAAGCCCGTAACAAAAGCCGAAATAAAAGGTCAGGGTTCCATACCTTATTGCCAGCTTATGGACGTAGCGACGCCAAATATAGAAAAGGCAAAAGTTACTTCTGGCACAAAGCGTGGAATGGGTGCGGCTTTACGCGGCAAAAAGTTCACAAACGCCTAAGTTAAATGTCTGATAAGCTTCCAAAGGTAAGTATCGCTGTAGTCGGGGTTGTAATAGCCCAGATCGGTGGCTTTATATGGTGGACGGCACAGCAAGCTAGTACAATACAAAATCTTGAAGAAACTGTGAATGTTTTGACGGTAGAAAACAATGCTACCGACAGGACAAATCTCATTAGAGATGTGGAACATAACGCAGAGCAAATTGAAGATCTTATTGATTATATTGTTGAACTTGAAGAAGAAGGCGAGGAAACTTTAGAGGACGTAATGTCAGAATTTGATGACGTATACGAAACCCAAGAGGGCTTCCTACTGCAATTTAATCAGATCGTAAAATTACAAGCTAGAGTTAAAACGCTTGAAAATACTTTAGAATATTTAACACGAAGCCCCGCACTTTCAGATGGAAGATAGAAATGGATCCCTTAACAATATTGGCAGGGCTGAAAACAGGGCTTGCCGCAGGTAAAACCGTTGCGAGTTTATCCAAGGAAATAGGTAATTTTTTTGACGCTACAGATGCAGCCAAGAAAAAACTGCAAAAGAAAGGTGTGGGCAGCTCAGACGTAAATAGTGTTGCGCTAGACCGTTGGGCAAAGGAACGTGAAGCGGCTCAGGCTGAAGAAGAGCTCCGCGAGTGGGTGACAAACAATTTGGGTTTGAGCCAGTGGCAAGCCTTGCTACGCATAAGAAAAGAAGTGTTGCAGGAAAAGCGCGAGATGGAGGCTAGGCTTCGTCGTGAGGCTATAGAACGTCAAGAACTAATGATTACAGTGGCAGGAATTTTTGTATTGCTTTTATTTTCTGCGGTAGGTTCTGCGTTGTACTTGGATTATATGGGATGGCTCGACATAAGGGATTACTTTAGATGATTTATGTTTTAGTATTCTTACATTTCATTAGCACAGATCGCCTACAATACTATCAGATAGGCACGTATTCGGATAAAGAGGAATGTCTAGCTCAAGCGGAAAAGGCTCAGATAATGGTGACACACAACAGTATGAAGGTGACTTGCCTAGAAGTGAACAGCCAACAATAGTGGAGCATGGCAAAAAGTTTGCAGCTTATGATAAGAATGGTAAATTAATTATACTGGGTTATAATAGACGAATAATACAGGAGTATGCAGATGCCCAAAGCAAAATACGA